GGGGCCCCGGCGCAGTGCAACACACTCATTCACCTATGACGGCTTTGCCGTTGTTGGTGTTTGATTCGGAGGAATAAACCTCCGAGGGACGTAAGGAGCTCTGGTGCCGTTTGGGTTCAGTCAAACGCAGGGATTTGCCCTATAAGGGGCCGAATTCCCGCGTTGCCTTTGAATTCCGGGGTCCGAAAGTTGGAAATCGGATCTCGGGTCTCAGGCCTGCACAGGACAATGTCCTGCTGTGGAAACCCTTTCAGGGGACTCAGGTAACTGAGTCCGAAAACCATGTCCGCAATCCAAGGGACGAGATCTCGGGGGAAACCCTGAGGACTCTCGTTTCTCAGAAAGCGGATATTGGAGGAGATTTTACCACTCAGAAGTCCTACGTTGAGTCGCCGGAAAAACCGGCTTATCAGCGGATAGACTCTGGTTGGTATCTCATCGAGCCGGGAGCTGAGGAGAAAGACGTCATTTATGGCGCGATTCTCCCTATGTTCCCGTATCAGATGCCGTTCCCGCCGTCTGCAAGGTCTAGTAATTCGACCTTGAACGCGGTGGGGACGCAGGCTATTGCAGCCTGTGCTCCTACCAATAATGTGGCGAGCCTTGCAACTGCCCTTCTTGAATTTTACCGCGAAGGAGTTCCCAAAATTATTGGGGCTTCTACGTGGAAATCTCGAGCTTCCGCCGCTAGGACTGCTCAGTCCAGTGGCGATGAGTTCTTGAATGTTCAATTTGGGTGGATGCCCCTCGTTGCGGATGTCGTGGATGTTGCTCACGGCACCCGGCATCTCAACAAACTGTTAAAACAGTATGTTCGAGATAGCGGGAGGATGGTTCGTCGTCGTCATAGTTTTCCACCAATTGAGAGCGTTGAGACCGTGGCGGTGAAGACGAAAGCGTCTCCGAGTTTAATCGGGGGCGAATCGTTCAGCACTGTGGCGGACTTTGCTACTCTCAATCAAGGTACAGTATTCCGCGAGCGTAAAACTACGCTACGTCGATGGTTTTCCGGTGCTTTTACATACCATATCCCCAATGACACGGGGTTGGAAGTGTTTAAGCATGCGTCGACAGCCGACAGGCTGCTTGGCATAGAACTGGATCCTGAGACGTTGTGGAATCTGACCCCTTGGAGCTGGGCTATTGACTGGTTCAGTGATGTTGGCGATCTAGTAAAGAACGTCACATCCTGGTCCAGCGATGGTCTTGTTGTGAAGTATGGGTATGTCATGGAGCATTCTATTGTCCGTGACACCTATTACTTCTCGGGCCCAACTGGTTATATAACCAAAGAAGCTCGCCCTGAAATCGTTGTCTTGGTCACTGAGACCAAGCTTCGACGAAAGGCAACACCTTTTGGTTTTGGCTTTAACTTCTCCAGTTTAACTGGGAGGCAAAAGGCCATTATCGCTGCGCTCGGTATAACCCGGGTGTAGTGGTAAGTGTGTCTACCACTGTCGCAACGCCAATTGGGCTCAAGACCTGAGCCCTAGGAGTGATGCCTATGGCATTTACCGATCCTCAATCCATCACGATCTCAGCTGTGACAACTCCGCTTCCGCGAACTTCGCAGGAGTCGGACGAGTCGCAGTACACGAGTTCGGATGGGCTGATCAAGCTCTCGGCGAGTCACGACCTTGCGAAAGCGGGCCGTAACCGTCGAGTGTTGAGGCTCGACCATTCCAAGCTCACCCCGGATCCGTTCAAGCCGGCGGAAAACGTGAAGGTCAATATGGCCGTGTATACGGTCTTTGACATTCCGCCCGCTGGCTATCCGAACGCCGAGGTGATGGCCGTTTACACAGGATTTAAAACCCTGTATACGGCCTCGACGGATGCGCTCATCGCCAAATTGCTTGGCGGTGAGTCGTAGCGAGGAGGATGGGACTTTGGACGAATCGGAAGAGCTTTCGAGCTCTAACGACGAATCCAAGCCTCGTCCTCGCCGTGATGAAGTGGAGTTCAACGAATTGAGCATTAAGCTTAAGATCAGCTATAAAACGCTGGTCTTTGCTTTTGTTCTTTTCGATGTTCTCCGCAAATCCATCGATGTGCTTGGTGACTCTGACACTATCCAGAACTTTCTGGGTGGCTAGGAGTCCCTTGTGCATAGGCTGGGCGTAGCGATACGCCCACTCCGTGGTTCCACGTAGTAAATTCACCACTCATGCCACCACAAAGGAGATAGCAGGTGTCGTTACGAAATCCCGAAAGGGAAGCACCCGAGGGTGCGAGGCCGCTTATGCCCCTCGAAAAAATGAGGGTCACTGCGTACCTCAATATCCCGTCGGATGCGTCCGCACGGGAGGCTAGGGGCTGGTTGTCAACAGTCCCCGGTCTCACCACGGACGATCGCATCGCCATCTGCCGTGTCCACTGCGAGGATAACATCCTCGCAACGTGGCGGCGTGAGGCGGTGTGCCCCTGATCTAGGGGCCTACGTAGAGCGAGTGCTATAGGCTATGGATTCGGCTACCCCCGAAAGGAGGGCCGATGAAAAGCCTGATGTCACTCTGGTCCCGATTAGCGGAGGAATCCGCTGATCTGTGTCACACTAGCGCCACTCGCGACATTAATACGGTCGCGAGGCGGATCGAACATGAGGGGTTGTCGTTTTTGACGATAACCCTACCCGACTATGGAAAGGCCATCCAAAAATGGCTTGACCAGGGTCAGGTCGGCGTCTACCCTTCGTTCCGTAAAGGACGGAGGGGAGATCTCCCCCTATTTTTAGGAGGTTTTCTCTGCCGTGTGTTCGACCGGAGTAGTGGCTTGTTACTCGACGAGCCATGCATCGCATCTATTCAAGCCTTACGTCAGCTTACGCTGATGTTTGGCAAGATGCAGCTTGAGTGCTCCCCAGCACGTAAGGCTGCAGCGGTGCATAACTACGTTGAGTGTGAGCAGGAAGTCAGGGCATTTGATCGTGGACTTACCCAGAGAGATCTGGATGAGTTCACATCTGTATCAAATGTGCTTTTTCAGGGCATTTTCGGGGAAATGGACAGAGATGTCTATTATAACCGGATTGTCCCTAAGCACGGTCCAGGATCTACTGCAGACGGTCTTTCCGGAAACGGGAAGTACCGACAAACAGTCTGGACCGACCGACTCGAGGCAGTTTTTGCTGCCGGCGAGCATCTCCTACCTAACTGGAAGTATTACGACCAGTTGAAGGAGATTGACTTCCTCGAACCTGGTTCTGAGGTGCCTGTAAAGGTCACCTTAGTTCCTAAGACGTTGAAGACACCCCGGGTAATTGCTATGGAGCCGACCTGTATGCAGTATATGCAGCAGGGCGTTCTCCGCAGTTTCCTTGAGGCGTATGGCAAAGATGAACTCTTGCCGCGTCTGATCGGTTTTGACGACCAGTTCCCAAATCAGGATCTGGCTCGTCAAGGTTCGCTTGATCAGCGAACCGCAACACTCGATCTGAGTGATGCTTCCGATCGTGTCTCCAATCAGCTCGTTAGGGCCTTGGTTGCTCGGTGGCCGAATTTGTACTCGGCTATCGATTCCACAAGGTCACGACGGGCTGTCTTGCCTGGAGGGGATGTAATTCGCCTCTCCAAGTATGCGTCTATGGGTTCAGCACTTTGTTTTCCCGTAGAAGCCATGGTCTTTTTGACTTTGGTTATCTTGGGGATTCAGAGATCGCTTAACACGTCACTTTCCCGCAAAGAGATATTCTCTCTAGTGGGCTCGGTGCGTATCTATGGGGATGATCTAATTGTCCCTGTAGACCATGTGCATACCGTTGTACAGACGCTTGAGCATTTCGGTGCTCGAGTTGGTCTGGACAAGTCTTTCTGGACTGGAAAGTTCAGAGAGTCTTGTGGTCGGGAGTACTTTAATGGGCACGA